CTTGGGACTTGTATCATAATCGTCATTATACTCAAGAACAGTTAGCTGTACTTTCAGCGCGTGGTCAGCCTGCAGAAACATTTAACGTTATCAAAATGTTTGCACGTATGCTTGTAGGGTATTATAGTACCGTTGTTAACACAGTTGTTGTGCGTCCGCGTCATCCGCGAGACATCACTACATCTACAGTGTTGAACGATACTGTTAACTACATACTTGAACAAAATCGCTTTGATATTGAAGGCGATCAAATCAAGTTAGGTGGTATGATTTCAGGGCTACTTTGTGCATACACAGAAGTTAGAGATACTGGCGAACGTGATCAGTTTGGTAGACCTATTAATGAAGTAACAACTCACCATGTTCCAGACTATGAAATAGTTCTTGATCCAATGAGTGAACTAGATGATTACTCTGATGCTAAATTCCTCCACCGTTTTAAATGGATGGCAGAAGATGATGTCAAACAAGTGTTCGGTGCAGAAGCGCTTAAGGGCATGGCGCCGTATCAGAATTACGTCGATGCTCATGAAGCAGAGTTCGAGCACAAATTTAACACTAATACCAATAGTTCTTCAAACACTAACAGTAGTTCCAGCGGAAACTTCGGTTTTTCCGGTTATTACAGGATTCATAACAATTACTTAGTTGTACACACTGTTATAGAAGATGATGAAGGTAGGCGCTGGTCTATTTATTGGCACGACAATGTAATTTTGAAACAAGACGAAATCACTTACAAAAAAACTAAGTGGCCGTACAGAGTTCAAAAGCTACACAGTTCAGACAAAGTAGAGTACTACGGTATATTCCGTGATATACTAGAATCGCAAAAAGCTATCAACCAAGCTTTGCTGCAGATTCAGCTTATGGCTAACACTACTAAGGTGTTTGTACAAGAAGGCGCTGTAACAAACATTGAAAACTTTAAAACGCTTATTAATCGCGTTAATAGTGTTATTCCAGTTAATGACTTAGGTGGCATTAGAATAGATCAGATGTCTAAAGAAGTGCTTGACCAATATACGCTAATTGACAAAGCACTTGATCGTATTCAACGCGTACTTGGTATCAATGATAGTTTCTTAGGTATGGCTTATGCTAGTGATTCAGGTCGTAAAGTAAAACTTCAGCAAAGTGCTACAATAATGTCACTGCGCTACTTTACTGCACGTATTGAATCATTTTATCAATCACTTGCTTCAGACATCGCTAACTTAGCTAAGCAGTACTATCGTGCTACGCAGTTTTTGCGTGTGACAGATGAAATGACAGGCATTCGTTGGGTTGAAATTAATAAGCCAATGGAAATGTTTACAGGTAAAATGGATGATCAAGGTCAACCAATATTTAAGCCTATTCTTATGGAAGTCATTGACCCAGCTAATGGTGAAATGGTTGAAGATGAAGAAGGTAATATCTTGCTTGCGCCTATATCTGAAGATGGTACAGACTTTGAATACAGTAATGCTGACATTAAGATTGAATCTTCTAGCTACAATGATGAAGATGAGAAAGGTCAGTTGATGCTTGAGTCTGTTATGTCTGGACAAATTGGTCAGATACTTGCTAATGTTAATCCGGCTGGCTTCTTCAAAGTATCTTCATTAGCTATGAAAACTATGGGTACTAAGTACAGCCCTCAGATTTCAGCTATCCTGGAGCAGACTGCTCAACAGTTAGGTGGTGATCCTCAAGCTGAACAAGAAGCATCAGCTATGGCACAAGGTCAGCAGCCTTCGCAACAGCAGCCTAAAAGTAAAAGTATGAAGCTTCCACAGAATACTAACGAGGGATAACAATGGCTATCGGACCTATAGTTAAGTCAGTGTTGAAAGCAACAATCAAAGAGTTGCCTGAGGACTATGCAAGAAAATCAGGTAGTTCTACAACTGCTGAACTGTTAAAAAAAGGCGTCAAGAAAGAAGAGCTTGACCAGTCTGGCATTGTTATACCTAAAAGTAACGTTACTAAGCAAAGCTTGGTTGATGCTGAAGCAAAGCGTGAAGATAAGTTTTTTACTACTGAGCCGTATGAAACTAACTATGATCTTGTTACTTTAGGTAAAAATGCTAGCAACCCTACTTATCGAGAAAAAGTAGTAGAATTTCAACGTAAATCAGAAGTAGGCAAGCAGCCACTTGATGAAAATCAATCGCCAACAATGGGTGTAAGTCGTACACACTTTCCCGATCAAGAAGATTATGTAATGCACACTCGCATTTATGATGAAACGCTTAATAATAAGCCTACTCGTGTGCTTACAGAAATTCAGTCTGATGTATTTCAAGAAGGCGAAGGCAAAGGTTTACCATTTGAAAAGACTTGGCTACGTAAAGGTATTGAACGTGAACTTGTTGATGGCATTAATGAAGGTCGCGAACAATTAGCTATACCTATTTCAGGTGAAGTTGGCGAGTTAGTACGCTCTCCAGGTGTTCAAAAATGGTATGAAACTTCAGTATTGAACACAGCAAAGAAAGTTGCTAAATCAACAAACTCAGATTTTAGCATTGAAAAAGTATTTAATCAAGGTGAACAAATGTCTTTAAGTACTCGTCTTGGTCAATTAAATGAAGCTAATAGAATACAAGAAGCCGATGATCTTTTAAAAGACTATAATATAAACATAAGTATGGAAGATTTAAGCACTGGTGAAGCGTCTGATAACTTGTATGAAATGTTAGATGAAACTATTGTAAATACTCAAGGTACAGCAGAATTAAGTAGCGTAATAGATGATCTTGTAATAGCAGGTAAAGCAGACGAAGCTAATACGCTTTTAAAAGAATACAATATTGATGTTACTTTTGATGAACTTCAAAGTTCTTCACAACAAATTTCTATGCGAGCAATAGACGCAGTCAGAGCTATGAGAAAAATAGAAGTGCCAGTAGATGACTCTGTTAGCTATGCTGTAATTAAGCCCAGGTCAAAAGACTTTTCCACTAGTTTGTATACATCTCCTGTAGCTGGTGCGTTTGTTGCTTATCAAGCATATCAAACTGGTATGGCTCAAGAAGATGTTGAGAAAAAGCTATCTGAAAAGTACGACTACGATGAAGAAGATATTGCTGAAGTGCGCAAGCGTGTAGACTTGATTACTAAATCTAAAGAAGCAGGCATGAGCATAGAAGAAATTAAAACTAAAATGGAAGGCAGAGAGACAGTAGCAACTACTAGATCTTCAGAGCCAGCTGAACCTAAGAAGTATTCAAGTGGCGTAGCAGGTATGGCCGAAGCTATGCGTGATAATGGCGTTACAGATATTAAAGGTGATGCACGTCGTAACATAAACGGCAAAGGTCCTACACCTAAGCAGCAAAATTACGAGAAGCTTATTAATGCTACCACCGAAATGTCAGCTGAAGAGTTTGTTAGCTCTTACAAAGTTATACATCCAACAATGGTGTCAGACACGCTAACTACTATTCCTGCTTGGTTTGGTAACAAAGAAGCTGTTCAACGTTACGATGTAGCACGTACGTCTGCTCGTAAATACATGATTGACAAAGTTAAAGAAAAATACGGTCTCGATCTTAAGTGGGCACCTGAAGGTGTTGCAACAGAAGACTTTTACCTTGACACCGACGAAGGCTTTAAAAAGGTAACACCTGGCGTATGGGAAGATGTTAAAAAATTGTCAGGCGAAGTTACAGGTGGTGTTGCTGGCATGATTGCTGGCGCAAGGACTGGCGCTGCATTATCACCTCCTACTCCGTGGACTAAAGCAGCTGGAACATTAATTGGTGGTGCTATAGGCAGCATAGGTGGTGCAGTAGGTGGTTCACAAGCAGACTACTTGTATCAAGCTATTAAGCTTCAAGAAGATGTAGAAGCTGAAGCTATGGCGTATCGCGCGCTAAATGCTTTTGAAGCTGCTGCTATCGGTGAAACAATTGGTTATCCAATAGTTAAAGGACTTGGTACAGGTTGGAACGGCATTGTAAAAGCTAAAAACTTTATTGCCAATGGTGAAGCGCGGTCTGCTTTTAAGTCAATAAAAGAAACAACATTTCTAAATGATGATCAAATTGCAGACATAGTTACACAGTTGGAAAAGCATGCAACTTTGAAAGGTAACGCACAAGAAAAAGGTATCCAAGCTGTTGCTCTAACTGAGCCAGGCATGCAAAGCTTAGTTAAAGCTGCATCTGGTACAAATCCAAGAGCTGGTGGTGCGACTGCTTATACTGTTACGTCTAGAGCCGAAGATGTATTGAAGCAAACTGCTAGACTTACAGATGAACAAGTACCGCGCATGCTTGCTAAAGATTTAAAGAACTACACTATTGACGTTAAAGATCAGTATGCACGTGTTAAAGCAAAAGCAACACAATCGCCTAAAGGTCTTAACTTTCAGTGGAACATGGAAGACTTAGCTATACAACCGGTTATGGATGACTTGCTTACAAAACTAGTTGATCCTACAGTTAGAGACAAGTTTATTCAGCAAATGCGTCGTGTTAATGGTTTGTCTGAAAGCCATAAATACGGTGACTTGCTCGAGTTAAGGCAAATGACTAATGACTTTTTGTTTAACAATAAAATAGCTAAAGCAGATGACAAAGATTCAATACGTAAAGTAATTGGTAACATTGATAGAGCAATTGAAGAAGGTGCAGAAAGTGTACTAGAAAACCCAAAGCAATGGCTAAAAGATTGGTCAAAAGCTCGTACAGACTATAGTCAGATGAAGCAGATTGAGCGTACAGCAATGTATCGTTCTATGTATGATCAAAATGGCAAGCTTAGATCTTTAGAGCCTAAACAAGTTGTAGAAAGCCTAGGTAAATACATAACGAGTATAGACGGTTCATTTGACTCACTTATGTCTAAGCTACCTATTGCAGGTCGCAAGATGT